ACTGGTACCAGGCGTACGAGCTTTCGGACGCGTAGGTCTCGCAGGACCAGTACCAATCAGGCTGGAACAGCTCACGCAGGTTCGCGCGAAGCAGGTTCAGCTCACGCCGCGTGGGTAGTTCGCCACCGACGCTCTGTGCCCATTCGGTCTGCTTGGACCAGTTGCCTTTGGAGTCGTTGACGGCGATCACCACCAGGTGCTGGTCCGGCTCCCCGTCTTTGCCGAGCAGCAGCCCGGCGTAGTGCTCGCCGGCCTTCAGGTTGGCCGCGAGGAATGCGGCCTTGGCACTGGCCTGCGTGACTTGCATGTCCATGGTTCGTACTCTCCAGTGAGGTGGCCAGCGGCCGGTCAAGAATGGGTGAAGGACTGAATGGGCAATCTGCGGACGGCGACGGCGCGGAGCGCCGCGCTCTTGTGGCGGGTGCCCTGGCTGCCGGTGAGGAAGTACTGGTACCAGGCGTACGAGCTGTCGTCGTCGTGCGCCTCGTTCGACCAGTACGCGGCCTCCTGGAAGCGTTTGCGCATGGTCGACCACATCATCAGCAGCTCGAGGCGGTTCGGCAGGTCGAAGCCTTCGCCTTTGGCCCACGCCATCTGGGCATCCCACGGCGCATCGTCGCGATCGAAGGGCAGCAGGATCGTGTGGTGCTGGTGCTTCCCGTCGGCGCTCACGAACGCGCCGAGGTAGACCTCGCCGTCGTCGAGCATCGGCAGCTGAAGGATGGTTTGCGGCTGGGCCGGCGCGGGCGCAGCGGGCACTTCCAGCTGCTCGCGCAGCCAGCTGCGAAACAGGTCTTCGGTGGGAACCGACAGCGTGCCGCCGGCGATTTCGAGAGTGGTGTGCATCATGGCTCCAAAGGGGTACAGCAGGGGAATCAGCGGTCTGTCAACTCGACCCACCGCCGGAGAAACGAGGCTTGTGCGCGCGCGGGATGCATCGCCACGAGCTTTCGCTCGTGAGGCTGGATGCCACGCAGGACTTCCCAGGGTTGCGAGTCCTGGGGCATGAGGTCGCGCTTTTCGGTAGCCAGCATCACCAGGTCGGCGTGCTTGACCGCGTCGCTGCATGCGACAGGCAACCCGAACCTCTGGCGCACTGCGGCGTCGATTCGAGCCTCCACATCGCGGTAGTCCGCGAGAAGAGCCTTCAGCGGGCTTGGGATGTCCTTGGCGTAGGCCTCCGCTGCGTCGTGCAAGAGGCCCTCCAGCGCGTTCTCGCGCGGTACCAGGCGGCTGACCATCACCGAGTGCTGGGCGACTGAATAGAACGCGCGCGTGTGGCCTGCGTAGCGACATTCGTTGGCGAGGGCCTGCGCGATATCGAGGATCTCGATCTGATGGGGTTGCGGATCCGCGAAGTCGAAATGGCGGCCGCTGGCGGTGAGGATCCAGGTCATGCCAACCTCCAGCAGTATTCGCGGCCGCTGACCTTGCGCACTTTGAACGTGCGATCGCCGATCTGCCGCATCGCTCGGCTCAGCAGCGGTTTGATCGCCGGGGATACGGGCACGCACTGCTCGACGTCCAGTTCCATCAGCTTGAGCCGAAGCGCGCCCACCGCATCATCGCGACGCCGCTTGGCGTCGGGAAACGGGATGCGCTCGACCGGGAGCGACTGGATGTACTCGACGGTCGGAACCTCGGGGGCGCCAGCCGCGGCCTGGAAAGGACTCGCCGACGGGCGTGCCGCGTAGGTGCCCAGTCTGTACACGCGCCGACCCTTCTCGTCCTTGGCCGCGACGATGGCGCCAGCTTGCACACCTCCGATCAGCGCGCTTTGCACGCTGGTGGAGTCGACCTCGAATTTCTTGGCGATATCCGCGGTGTACAGCTCCTCGTCGGGGTTGCGGGTCAGGAAGTCCAGCACACGGTGCGCCAGGCCGCCAGCGCGCGGCGTCCACGGTGTGACCTTCTCCGGGGCATTCATGCGGACCTCCCATGCGCAGGAACGGCCAGGTCATCCATGGTCTTGCCCTCCTGCAGGGCGACCTCGACCCACCTCGGGCGCCTGCCGCGACCGGTCCAGGTTTCTCCCGTGCGCGGATGGCGGAATTTCGCGGGAACACTGGAAGTCTTGCGCGCCGGCGCCGCGCGCAGTGGGGCAGGCATGACCTTGTCGAAAAGGGACTTTTGCGCCTCGGCGAGAGCGTGGAACGCCTTCGCGTCGATCTCCACCTTCATGCCTTCGAGGGCGATCGGGCCCGACTCCTCCACAATCTGGCGGATGCGTGCTGCGTGCTCTTCGATGGCAGGGGCGGCTTCCCGAAACAGCCCGACCACCGCCCGCACGATCTTGGGAGGGATGGCCTCTGGCCGAACGTGCTTCTGGGTGACGCGGGCCGTCTTGGACGTGGGACGTGACGGCGAAGTCTTCTGCAGCTCCCGGGCTCTGTGCGCCAGTTGGGTGCCGGCGCTGTCGCCGTGCGCGCGGATCGCATCGATCGCGGCCTCGGCGCTCACGGTCCCTTGACGCACCAGGGCCTGGACGTCTGCGTTGGCCTGTGCGAGCAGAAGCAGCTGGTCGACGCGTGCCTTGGACCGCCCGACGCGTTCGGCGATCTCCGCAGGCGACAGCCCCTGCCGAAGGAATCGGAGATAGACCAGAGCCACCTCCATCGGCTTGAGCTTCAGTCCGTCATCGGACCGAAGCAGGACCGCCAGGCGATCCGTATCGTTTCCGTAGAAGCGCGCAACCTGGACATACGGCACTTCGAAGCCGCGTTCGATGGCGAGCAATGCGCCACGCCGTCGTTGGTGGCCGTCGACGATCTCGACCTGGCTGGCATCATTGACGCGCACGAGGAGCGGCGGAACGTATTGGCCCCTCGCGTAGGACTGAGCGAAGGATTCGATCTGGGCGACGACGTCGGGATCGTCGTAGTTCCGAGGATTGAAATCGGGGGCCTCGACCAGGATGCGCGGGTCGACCTTGAAGGCATCGTCCTTCTTGACCGATCCGTCGCCCTGGGCCGCCATGATCTTGAGCGACTTGGTTGCCATGTATGAACTCTCCTGAAAGGGACTACGCCAGCTCTCGCTGGCCGCGCCGCTGCTGAACCCATTGGGCCTGCAGTCTGCGGACGCAAATCTCCATCTCACGCACGCTGACCTCGCGCACTTGGACGGCGTGAACGAACAGCGCCAGTTCGATGGCGCCGAGCTCAGGCCCGGTCGCGACGTACCTCGGCGTAGACCCGGGCGGTGTGCGCAATGCAGATCTGGACAGCACACCGGCCAGCGCATCTATGGCCGCGGCGAACGTGGCCTTGTGGTCAGGCGCCAATCGAAAGCGGCGCAGGTCGTCCGCCATGAGAGCGGCCTGCGTGAGGTGATCGAAGTCCTCGCGCGTGGCACGGCCGGCGCGCAGCGCGATAAACGCCCGCGCGTTGCCGTCGATGATCCTCTTGCGTTGATCCAACGGGAGTTTGGCCGCGCCTTCGATGGCGTGGGCGATGGGATTGCGTAGGGTGCGGACGCGCACGGAACCCTCGTCAATAGGGTGCATCGCCGCTGGCGGCGACCTTGGATGAAGGGCGGCACGCGATCTCCCGCCGACGAGCATGCGCGCGTTCCAGCGCAAGCCACGCGGCCTCTACCGCGGCACGGAGGACCTCGCTGCGAAGGACCCCTTGGGGATCGCGCAGGCGAAGCCGGCGAGCCGCCGTAAGGGCCTGTTCGTCGGAGAGGCGTGGAGCCATGACGGTCAGGCCTAGCGAGAAACGCAGGCGGCGAGCGCTGCGAGGATTGCGATGGCCAGGGTTGCCCAGCACGCGCGGGTGTAGGCGTCGGAGGCGCCGGCGATCCGGTCGAGTGTTTTCATTCCCCGGGCCTCCAGGCGACGCTACGACCGGCATAGAGATAGCCGCCGCATTCGTGCTGCTCCCGGCTTCCGGCAGGAAGCATGTCAGGGGCATCCAACGGATGCACGTCCTCGCTCGGACGGCGCCCTTCGGACACCCATTCCGGCCGGAGCCGCAAGAAGATTGGACCGAAGTCGCCGGTGTGCATCACAGGGCTCCCAGGTGGATCAACACCACGACGAGCGCGCCCGCGACCACGCAGAAAGGCGTCAGCACGCGACGCTCGAACAGATCAGGGTCGGTGAGCAGGCGCCGGATCACAGCAGCCACCCCGCGATCCCGGCCAGGAAGAAGAGGGCGAGCAGCACGCAAATGGCGATCGCCTGCACGCCGCGATCGGATTCCTCCTGCAGTTCGCGCTCGGCTTCCAGCAACGCTGGGGTCCAGATGACGTTACGCGCTTGACTGGCGATGTCGAACGGGTTCATCAGATCCTCCCCTCGAGAATCCGCCGCTCCATGTCTGCGCGCGTTGCGCGCTCGGCGACGGTCGGACAGACACTCATCGCGTAGACGTTGGCCACGCTGCAGCTCACGACGCGGTCCACGGCGCGCCGGAAGCGGCTGGACTCACGCAGGCACAGGCGCGGGAAGCGGAGGCCTGTCGCGGCCATCAGGGGCGCCAGCAGGCGTGCGAGTGTGTTGCGCATGGCGAGCCTCACGCGCCGACCATGAAGTGCACGCCGGCTGGCCGCTCGAGGTAGGCGCCACGGAACTCCGGATTCACCTGGGTTTCGTCGTCGACCTCGCGCATGAAGCTGTGCGCGTCGTACCAGCGGTCGAACTCGCGCTCGGTGGCCTGCTGCAGCACCACGCGGCCATCGTCAGCGCGAATGACAGTGTGCCGCTCCTCTTCGAAGCCTTCGACCGCTTGCACATGCAGGCAGATCTGGAACTCTGGATGCTGGGAAAGCACGCTCCATGCGTGCTCCATCGCGCGGTTCCAGCCGTCCGCGAAGGCCTTCTGCTCCTGCTCGCTGTAGCCGACAACTGCCGGAACGCCAGCGCGCAGAGCCTCGATCACCTGTTGTGCGTCCATCTCGCTCTTCCGTCCCGCGACGCGGGGTTGGAAGAACTATAGCAGAACGCTACGCATCGGCAAGCGAAACGCTACGTATAGGGGAAAATACTTAGGCGCACGCAAAAAAAAACCGCCCTAGGGCGGCGGACGGGGTGGGCGGCCTAGCTACCGCTGTTGCCGCCTTTCTGGAAAAGCTTCCTCATCTGGGCTCGGAACTCGTCCCTGGCAAGCCAGGAAAAGGCGCCATTTTCTGTATGCCACATCATGTTCGAGCCGTCAGAGACGACGCGAATAGTGACATCGTGACGGGTCCCGTTGTCCACGACCTTGGCGACCCCTTCATAGTTGTTGCCCGCCTCGTGGACGAGGAGGACGTCCTGCACCTGGAGGTGATACCGCGCGAAATTCGAGTCGTTGGAGAGTTCTTTCTGCATGCTCGCCCGCACCTGCGCGTCCAGATCATTCACGGACTGCGAGCACGCGCACACGAATAGGCTGCACGCAAGGGCACCAATCAAATGTGGAAATTTCACTCCGTCCCCCTCATTCAATTGTTAGGAGCTGCGTCGTCACCCCCTCCTTCGAGGGGGGAGGAAAGCTGTTGATGAACGCAACAAGTGTCGTTGAATGACTTCGCAAGGTGGGTGGATGCGCAACGTCGCGCCCGCTCCTCGGCCCAGGAGATCACGCTCCCCCCGACGCTTGCCTGCTGGAAGAGGCCTGAGTTCCTCCGAAAATGACGCGCAACAATTCGAGCTTTTGTTCATCGTCTGGATCTTCTGCGAGCTCCCTCAGCATGGCGCCTGCGCTCCGACGCCCGGACGGGGGGAGGGCCCGGAGCGATTCTCTGAGCGCGACTAAGGCCGCCATCGGAGATGAGACGGGAAGCTGACTGACTGGGGAAGCAGGAGCGGAGTGGTACCCGTCTAGCCAAGAAGGAAAGGCGGACGAAAGTTTCCGGCGCATATCCGGGCCGACGCCCCGAGATGAGCCCGTCGTCGCTCTATATCCCCGGAGAATCTGGGTAACGTAGGGCGCGCTGAGGCCCGCTTTCTGGGCGACATACCTGGCACCCGGCGCGCCGCGCGCATCGACGCCTCCGTGCGCATCGACGAGCCGCTGAAGCGCAGCAACGTAGACGTCCTCTTCTTTCATGGGTAGCAGTCTGCTCCAGAGCAGCTAGCGAATCGCTTGCGTACAAAGTAGCGTTCCGCTACAGTCTGCGCATGGATCTTCACGCCTACACCTCCGGCCCGTCGACTAGCGCGTCCCTTGCCCGCGCGATCGGCGTTCCTCGCGTCCTGATCAGCCAGTGGCGCGCTCGCACTCGTCCAGTCCCTGAATTGCGAGCTGTGCAAATCGAGCGCGCCACTGCCGGCGCCGTCACCCGGCGCGATCTTCGCCCCGACGACTGGGGCGACATTTGGCCCGAGCTGATCGACGACGAGCACCCATGGCCCTCCCGAGAGCAGGAGGCGGCCTAGATGCACGTATCCCCCTCCGAACTGATGGAGTTGATGCGCACTGCGCATGCCCAGGGGGTGCAGGATGGTCGCTTGGCTGGGTTGAGGGAGGCTCATGCTGTTGTGAATGCTTTGATTCCTGAGGGGCAGCTCGATGCGGATGCCGTCATCGGGGGGAAGGAGCGGAACGGGCTCGTCATGGCCGCGAACGCCATTTCATCCCAGATTTTTTGATCGAAACCTTCCGGTCCACGGCAAAAAATTTTGCGCCGCAGCGGACCGTCAACGCTAGTCAACGCTCATGAACGCCGTTGCCGACCCCCAGCTTCGTCTCGATGTGCGACCTCGTATGCGCCAGGTCGATCTGGCCATCGTCGCTGCGCAGCCCACGCTGCTCGCCGCCATCAAGCTCTGCATCACCATCCGTGGGTTCGAGGTCGAGAAGCAGCTCGTGCTCGCCCTCGAAATCGACTCCGGACACTGGACGCGGATCATGCGGGGGGAGGCCCATTTCCCGGTCGACAAGCTCTCCATGCTGATGGACCTATGCGAGAACGAGGCGCCCATGCTGTGGCTACTTGTTCATCGGGGCTATGACGCGCTGAGCCTGCGGCCGATCGAGACGGAACTCCAGCAGAAGGTCCGGCTTCTTGAGGAGGAGCTCGCGCGCAAAGACCGCGAGCACGAAATCGAAATGCGGGGTGTCCTCCGCGCGCAGGGGCTGCGCTGATGGCCCGCGCGCCGGGAGAGATCCGCCTGGCTCTTCGCGTGGCCGCGGCCGAAAAGCCGGGGTGCATCCGCGAGCTGGCCCAGCGGGCGCAGGTTGCTTATTCGGCCGCTGAGTCGACGGTTAAGAACATGACGCGAGCCGGAGATCTCGTCGCCGTCGGCACGAAGGACGTTCCCTGGCGACGCGCGCCGGCGAACGTCTACGCGGTCCCTTCAGAACCTTCCGTCCGCATGGCGCGCCCGTCCGTGGCCTCGCGCTCCCCTGATGCGGAGCTCCAGCAAGACCTTCTTCGCCTCTGGCGCTAGCTGTCGCGCTCGCTCCCATCTCATTCCATCAATGACCGAGCGCGTCAACTTTTCGTCGCTCGCAGAGGCACTCCTTCTGCGAGCCGAGTCTCTAGTGCCGACATGGCTACCCGGCGGCCGCCATCAGGGTCCCGAATATGTATGCGCCGATCTTTCGGGCGGCAGCGGACGCAGCTTCAGCGTCAACCTGAAAAGTGGGCAATGGGCTGACTTTGCCTCCGACCTCAAGGGCGGCGACTTGATCAGCCTCTATGCCGCCATCCACGGCATGAATCAGGGGGAGGCGGCGCGCGAGCTCCAGGCCCAGCTTGGGATGGCCTCGCCGGCGTCTACGGCTGCGGCTGCCCCCAGTCGCACTGGAAAGAAAAAGACCACCTGGCGCCCGATCGTCCCGGTTCCCTCTCACGCACCTGCGCCCACCTTCGAGCATTTTCACTACTCGGCCCCGGCAGCGACGTGGGCTTATCGTCGCGGTGACGATCTGCTCGGCTATGTCGTCCGATTCGAGCGCAGCGACGGCGACAAGGAAATTCTGCCGCTGACGTGGTGCGAAGACCTCGGCCGGGGCCATGGCACCATGCGGTGGCACTGGAAGCAATGGGATGAGCCTCGCCCGCTCTTCCTTGCGGCTGGCGCCCTCCGTGCGCTCCCCGTACTCGTTGTCGAAGGCGAAAAGTGTGCCGCTGCGGCGCACGCACTGATCGGCGAAGCCTGGGACGTGGTGTCTTGGCCAGGCGGCTCCAAGGCATGGGCGAAAGCCGACTGGTCCTGGCTGGCCGGCGCCGACATCGTGCTCTGGCCCGACGCTGATGCGAAGCGCGAGTCGTTGACGCCGGATGAAAAGGCGGCGGCCGTCGACCCGTCGACAAAGGCCTTCCTGCCTGCATCGAAGCAGCCCGGCGTCTCGGCCATGTCAGGCATCGGGGCGCATCTTCGCGACAGCCACGGGTGCAACGTCCGCATATGCCAGATCGCAGCTCCAGGCGAAGCTCCTGACGGATGGGACGTCGCCGATGCGATAGCGGGCGGATGGGACTCCTCGCGCGTGTTGGAGTTCATCCAGGCTGCGACCTCCCTCGCCGCCGACGCACCTCAGCGGCAATCTCCCCCATCAGGCGCTGGCGCGGAGCCGGCGAAAGACCCGTGGTGGCGCGACCTGCTGCTCAAAACCGACAAGGGCGCCATCAAGACGGTTCGCGAAAACGTGGTGTTCGCGATCGAAGGGGACGCGGAGCAAGGCATTCCCGGCATCCCGGCGCTGAAGGGCGTCATCGCCTTCAATGAGTTCACCAACGACGTGGTGAAGCTCCGAGACGCGCCATGGGGAAGCCCGGCGGGCGCATGGGACGAGGTGGACGAGCTCAAGCTGGGCGAGTGGCTCGTGCGCCGTCACTTCATGCCCAGCATGCCTCGCGCAGCTCTGGAGGAGGCCGTCCGCATCATCGCGCACAACAACCGCTTTCACCCAGTGCGCCGGTATCTCCAGTCGCTGAAATGGGACGGGACGCCCCGTCTTGCGACCTGGCTGATGAAGGCATGCCTCGAGGAGGATGAATGGGACATCGAGCGTGATCCGCGGCATGCCTACCTGGCACGAGTGGGAACCTGGTTCATTCAGGGCATGTGCGCGCGAGTGGTGAACCCTGGCTGCAAGTTCGACTGGATGCTCATCCTCGAAGGCGTGCAGGGCATGCGCAAGAGCACGTTGCTCAAGACCCTCGCCGGCGAGTACTTCGCTGACACCGGCCTTGTTCTCGGCGACAAGGATTCCTACCAGCAGCTTCAGGGCCGCTGGCTATACGAGTTTTCCGAGCTGGATAGCTTCGGGAAGGCCGAGGTCACGAAGATTAAGTCCTTCGTGGCCAGCGCCAGCGACTACTTCCGCGCCAGCTTTGATCGGCGTGCACGCGACTATCCCCGCCAGGTCGTTTTCGGGGGCAGCACGAACGAGATCCACTACCTCACCGACACGACCGGCAACCGCCGGTTCTGGCCCGTGAAAGTCGAGAAGATCATCGACATCGAGTGGGTGACGTCGGTCCGCGATCAGCTGTTCGCCGAAGCCATGGACCGGATGGCCCGCGGGATGAGGATGTTTCCAACCCCCGGTGAGGAGAGAGCCCTCTTCGAGCCGCAGCAGCAGGACCGTGCCGTCGAGAACTCCATCGAGACATCCATCGGCCGCTACCTGTACGAAAACATCGACGGGCAGGCAGTGACCGAGATCGCACTGGTGGAGCTGCTGGCCAAGATCGGCATCGGGCTGGAAAAGCTCGGCCCCGGCCGATATCACGAGAAACAGGCCAGCTCTGCGCTCCGGCGTTTGGGCTGGATTGAGGGTCGCTCGAGCAGGCCTCCCAGGCCGCGAGTGTGGAAGCGTCCCGCCGCCAGCGCGAGCGGGGATTCGAACGGCTCGACGCAGAGCCATCAGCAAGAGGGGGCCGATAGTGCCGCTCCGTACTGACCCGGGATCGGCCTGCGCGCCGGAAGGGTCGCGGCGCAGCCAGGTCAAGACCATGTAGTCGCCTTTCATCAGGGCAGCTCGGCTGTCCGTCATGTCCGTGTGTCCGTGAGAAATCAGTGAGACCACAGGGAGATCCCGTTCGAAGGATCGATTCCCTGGGCCGCGCGGAGAGCACTCGCGCCTACGGATGATCAAGCGCTCTACATGCAGGCGCGGACGTGCATGGGTGCGGGCGAACGTGCGCGTGAGGCGCTTCCTAGGTGCGAATGTTCTATAGAAAGGTCATGGACACATGGACAAGAAGGTTGAAGCAAAGACGGATTGGTCGTGGATGGAACGGCATATGCCTGGGGTAGTGGCGATGCTTCGTGAGCAACGCGCCGCCGGGCGGGGAGCCCATATCGACGCGTGCTGGCTGCACGGCGTCAGGCGGTGTGAGCCTGGTTGGTTCTATGCCCGGGAGGGGGCTGTTTCCATCGGCACGCCGTTCTTCGGGAACGATATCCACGACATCTTGTCGAAATTCCAAAGCTGGGACGAAGCCAAGGGCGCGCCGCTGTTGATCATGAGAGAGGAAGCCTCCGATGGCACGCATTGAATGGATCGAGCGCAGGCTCGAGAACTGGGCGCGCTGGAGCGCCGAGCGGGCGTCAACGTCTCTGGGCTATCCCCGTGCAACGGCGTTCGCTCGCGCGGCCGCTGCGCCTCGACACGCCGAGGCCCGCAACTGCATTCCCGTCGATGGCATCGAGGCGTCGCAGACTGAGGATGCCGTCCAGCGGCTCCGATACGTCCGGGGCGTGCTCCATGCCGCGGTGTTCCTCCACTACGTGCGTGGCCAGGACGGCTCCGACCTGGCGGCATCGTTGGGGCGAATTCCCACGAAAAGGGCCTATCAGCTCATCGAAGAGGCGCACTTCGAGCTAGCGACGATCTTGACCGGCATGGCGCGCAAATCTACACGGATTGATCCAAGGGAATAATCGAGACGGCCATGATCACGCTCGACATCCGTCCCGACTTTCGCGCCGTGGAGCGCCAGCTCGGCATCCTCCAGGATGGCATGCGCGATCGTGTGATCGCCGCTGCGATCAACAAGACGACTGACAAGGCCCGCGCCGAAATGACGCGCCAGATCACCGGCGAGTTCAACATCAAAGCGAAGGACGTGCGAGCGCAACTCAAGGTGCGCCGGGCAAGTTGGAAAGGCGGCATGCTGGTCGCGGAACTGGAAGCGATGAGCAGCCGCCCAGGCGGCCGAAGCCTCAACCTGATCCACTTCGCCGCCCGACAGACTTCGAAGGGGGTCACCGTCAAGGTCAAGCGCGGAGGCCCGCGAAAACTGATCCCAGGCGCCTGGATTGGAAACGATGGCCGAACCGTCTTTCAGCGCGTTGGAAAGCAACGCTTGCCGATCAAGGGCCTTCAGACAATCGACGTGCCCCAAATGTTCAACGCTCGACGCCTGAACGCTGCGGTCGTGCGCAAGATCCAGACCGATCTCCCGATTGAGGTCGGGCGTGCGTTGACCGCTCTTGCAACAAGGGCTCAGGGATGAACCACTCAGTGCAGGAGCGGTATAGGTGGCATTTTCGGTGTGATGACCGGTGCGCGATACGAGTCGCACGTGCCGCGCATGGCAGCCTTTGGAACGTAGAAGGCAGCTCCGATTTCGTCTTCCGTGATGACCGTCACCTCCGTGACGTAGCCATGTGCCGTCGGAACGCGGTATGCCGGGCCCATCTGTCGCACTTGCCGCGTACGAAGCCGCCCAGCAACACCGCATTGATACTGCCTCAAATAGTCGCTGAAATAGGTGGTGGCTGCATTCTTGTAATGCAGTCCAAATCGCTCCAGCAGATTGGCAGTCGATATCTGTCCTTGCCCGTATCCACCCGCTGCACACACGATGGCATATGGGTCAGCGATTTCACACCCAGCATGAGCGATAGGCGACGCAAACAGGATCGTCACGGCGGTCAGAACGACGGGCAGGCGCATGGTTGTCTCCTCGGGAGGGTGAACGACGCGAGCGGGAGGGGGACGGGTCGCGGGTCCTTCCCAGCCCCCCTGGCCGCACGGCGCGAAACGGCGCGAAATTCCGCTAGCTGCAGAACTTTCCAAATCCTTAACAAACAGCTTAACGCGCCCGCTTAAGTTAACCATGGCGTCCGTCGATCTCGTTAGCCCTGCTGAATATGCCCGCCGGCGCGGCGTGTCGCGCGCCGCGGTGTCGCAGGCGATCAAGCAGGGGCGCATCTCCCTGCTTGACGGCAAGATCGACCCAGCCGTGGCCGACATCCAGTGGGAGCGGAACACGCGGCGAGCGGTCGGGCGCGGCGGTCACGCGGCGACTGATCAGCTGGCGCAGCGCGATGGCGCCGCGCATTCGGCTGACGCCGCACCGGATCGAGCGGCCCATTCGCCGTCGACGCCCCCGAAGCCGGCGCACGACTATGAATCGGCGCGTGCGAAGCGGGAGTACCACGAAGCCCAGCTCTCCGAGCTGAAGGCGCTCGAGCGCCTCGGACAGCTTGTGGAAGCGGCGCGCGTGAAGCTCGCCATGGCCGACATTGCTCGCGTCATGCTCGACGGCTTGGAGCGGATCCCGGACCGCGTCTCCGTCCAGATCCATGCTGGCATGACGCAGGCCGAGATCCACGCGCAGCTGGAGCGCGAGCTCGCGACGGTGCGCGAAGACATCCGCGCCGCCATCGCCGATCTGCCGAATCGGCTGCATCCGAACGGGTCGCCGTGAACGCACGGGACATCCCCGACGGGTACTTGGTCGCCTGCCACGCAGCCGCCGCCGCGTGCCAGGTGCCACCCAGGATGCTCGTTTCGGAATGGGCCGACGCCGAGCGGATGCTGCCCAGCAAGGGCGCCGCGGAGCCCGGTCGCTGGAGGACCTCGCGCACCCCCTATCTCCGGGCCATCATGGACGCCCTGAGCCCGCACCATCCGGCTCAGCGCATTGTGTTCATGGCGAGTGCCCAGGTCGGAAAAACGGAAGCCGGGCTGAACTGGTCGGGCTACGTGATGTCCACCCAGGCGGCCCCCATGCTGTGCGTGCAGCCGACCGTCGACACCGGCGAGCTGTGGAGCAAACAGCGCCTGCAGTCCATGATCGATGCGACGCCGGCGCTCCGGGCTCGGGTGATGCCCGCGCGCAGCCGCGACAGCGGGAACACCACGCGCCTGAAAGAGTTCCCAGGTGGCCTGCTTCGGATCGGCGGCGCGAACAGCAGCGCGGATCTAGCGTCCATGCCGATTCGCTACCTCTTCCTGGATGAGGTCGACCGCTACCCGGTGGATCTGGACGAAGAGGGGGACCCGGTTTCGATCGCAGAGGCGCGGACCACGACCTTCGTGCGACGCAAGATCTTCTTGGTCAGCACTCCGACCATCGAGAGCCTGAGTCGCATCAACAAGGAATGGCTGGGTAGCAACCAGCAGCGCTACCACGTGCCGTGTCCGCACTGTGGCGTGAAGCAGCACCTCCAATGGGACAACCTGCGCTGGCCCGACGGGCGCCCCCAGGAAGCCCAGTACGTGTGCGAGCACTGTGGTGTCTTGATCACCGAGGCGCACAAGGGTGCGATGTTGGCGGCCGGGGAGTGGATCGCAGCCTTCCCCGACCGGGAAATCCTCGGCTTCCACATCAATGCGCTCTACACCCCTCCCGGGCTAGGGTTGTCGTGGGGCGAGCTGGCGGCCGAATACGAGCGCGTGAAGCGCGATCCGCTACGTCTGAAGGTTTTCGTCAACGTCCGCTTGGGCGAGTGCTTCGCCGATCCCGAGGAGAAGCTCGACTGGGAGGAGATCAAGCACCGCGGCGAGGCGTATGCGTTGCGGACACTCCCGCGGGGTTGCCTCGTGGTGACCGCCGGCGTCGACGTGCAGAAGGATCGCCTGGCGATCCAGGTTCGTGGCTGGGGGCGCGGAGGCGCCTGCTGGACCATCGACTGGCTCGAGCTTCCCGGAGACCCGACGAAGGACGAGATCTGGGACGAGCTGGAGAACTACCTGGCGCAGCCCTTCGTCAATGCGGTGGGTCAACCGGTACGCATCAGCCGTGCCGCGATCGACGCCGGGTACCTCACGGACGACGTGCTGGCCTTCACCAGGCGCCATGAGCGCCGCGGCTGGTTCGCGATCAAGGGTACCTCGGGCCCTCGCCAGATCATCGCGCGTCCGAGCAAGGTGGACCTTCGGCGAAATGGCGTCACCCACAAAGGGGGCGCACAGCTTTGGCCGCTGGGGGTTGATGCGGCCAAGGAACGACTCTTCGCGCGACTGAGCGCCGACGGCAAGCATGCACTCGCAGCCGATCGGCAGGAGCGATTTTCGGAGGGCCTTCCGGACGATTATTTCGTGCAGCTGACGGCCGAGGTCTACGACCCCCACAAACGCAGGTGGATCAAGCAGCGTCCCCGCAACGAGGCTCTGGACACTGCCGTCTATGCGATGGCCGCAGCGATGCATCCAGCCCTGCGCATTCACTTGTGGTCGGACACTCGTTGGGATGAGATCGAGCGCGCGATCGAGCCGCTCACCGGCGACTTGTTCGGGGGCACTCCCGCACCATCGCCGGCGACACCGACGGCGCCGTCAGTCGTGCAAGAGACCGCGGCTCCGGTTGCGTCCGGCCCTCCGGCAGCGGCCCCCGCGCCGCAGCGACGTCTCGTAAGCAAATTGGCGTAGGGCACTTTTCTACACGGATTGATCCGCGACACAATGTCGATACGCTGTGCCATTGCTGTGTGTGCAGTGTTGATGTCTCCTCAAACGATTGCCCGCCTTCGCGCGGGCTTTTTTATTCCCGCTGTCGGAGCGCTATGTACAACCCGAGCAACAGCATCTTCGCCGGAATGAGCACGGCGCAGCTGCAGACGGCTTTGGCGTCCGCGCAGCAGGCGTACCTCGACTTGTCGACGGGCGCGAAGGTAGTCACCGCTTCCTACACCCAGGGGGACGGCGCCAAGAGCGTGACGTACACGGCTGCCCAGCTTCCTCAGCTGACGGCGCTGATCAGAAGCCTGCAGGCCCAGCTCGGGCTGCTTCCGAACGGGGGCGCACGGCGCCCCATCCGCTTCGTGTTCCGTTGACCGTGGACGCTCCCGTCAAGATCCTTGGCCCGAATGGCCAGCCGCTGCCGGTTCCCGGCCGGTCGAAGGCGAGCATGCTGAGCGGCAGCCAGATGTCGCCCTATGACGCGGCGGACGTCTTCAGCGGCCACATGGAGGCGTGGCGTCCGTACCTGTGGAGCCCGGACGCCCAGCTCAACCTCTACCGTGACCGCATCGTCTCGCGCGTGCGCGACCTGGTGCGCAACGACGGCTGGGCGGCGGGCAGCGTCACGCGCACGCTGGACAATGCGATCGGGGCGAACTTCCGCCCGCTGTCCAAGCCCGACTACCGCGCGCTGGCTCAGATGACCGGAAACCCCGGATTCGATGCCGACTGGGCCGACGCGTTCGGCCGCGCGGTCGAAGCCGCGTATCGCCGCTGGGCGAACGACCCGGGCCGGTGGTGCGATGTGCAGCGCCATCTGAACATGTCGCAGCTCATGCGCCTCGCCTTCCGCCACAAGCTGGTCGATGGCGACGCGCTGGCCATCATGCGCTGGATGCCCGAACGCCTTGGCTACGGACGGGCGAGCTATGCCACGGTGCTCCAGCTGATCGATCCGGACCGTCTGTCCAACCCGTATCAGACCTTCGACCAACTGCACACGCGCGGCGGGGTCGTCATCGACGACTTCGGCGCCGCAACCGCTTACTGGATTCGCAAGGCGCACCAGGGCGACTGGTGGAGCGCAGCGCAGAGCATGACCTGGGAGCAGGTCCCGCGCGAGACCGAATGGGGGCGCCCCATCGTCGTGCATGACTTCGAGCCGGAGCGCGCTGGCCAACACCGCGGAGGCGCCGGGATCCTGACGCCCATCGTGCAGCGCCTGAAGATGCTCGTGAAGTACGACAGTACCGAGCTCGACGCTGCCATCGTCAACGCCATCTTCGGCGCCTACATCGAAAGTCCCTTCGACCCGGAACTGGTGCAGAGCTCTCTGGGGGATGCGGCGGAGATCAACGAGTACCAGACGCTGCGGACCGATTTCCACAAGGAACGCAAGATCATGCTGGGCGAAGCCCGCATGCCGATCCTGTTCCCGGGCGAGAAGATCAACGCGGTCAACGCGACGCGTCCGGCGGCCAACTTCAAGGATTTCGAGTCGGCCGTCCTGCGCAACGTGGCCAGCGGCATGGGCTTGTCCGCGCAGCAGGTCAGCAACGACTGGAGCGACGTCAACTACTCGAGCGCCCGAGGCGCGCTGCTCGAGGCGTGGAAGACGCTCTCACGCCGGCGCGAGGAGTTCGGCCAGAACTTCGCGCAGCCCGTGTTCTCGGCGTGGCTCGAGGAAGCGTTCGAGATCGAGCAGTTTCCCCTCCCGCCCGGCGCGCCGGATTTCGTCGAGGCGCGCGCCGCCTATAGCCGTGCGCGCTGGATGGGCCCTGGCCGGGGCTGGATCGATCCGACCAAGGAAAAGGAGGGCGCGATCCTGGGCATGGATGCCGGCCTGTCCACGCTGGAGAACGAGGCCGCGGAGAACGCCGGCGAGGACTGGGAGGATCTGCTCGACCAGCGCGCCCGCGAGGTCGACGGCTTCAAGCGCCGAGGCCTGGAGCCGCCCACGTGGGCCAACCTCGGCGGCATGCCGTCGCGGCAGACCGTCTCAGCACCCGAGGAGTCCTGATGCTGCCACGCATCGCACAACGCGTGTTCAACACGCCCTTGCTGATCCACCCCGTGAAGGCGCAGGTGATCGTCAATGCTCTGGCGAGCCGCCTGGGGGTGGCGCAAATCGAGCAGCTGCGGGTCGCTGCTCTGGATGATGACGGGTACGTCTTCGACCGTGCCGCTCGGGATGACGCGGGCTACGACCTGGTCGGACCCGTGGCCATCATCCCGGTGCAAGGAACCCTCGTGCAGCGCGCGGGCTGGCTGGACGCCATGAGCGGCCTGACGGGCTACGGCGTGATTCGATCGATGCTGGAGAGCGCGCTGCATGACGATCGCGTGCAAGCCATCGCCTTCGACATCGACAGCCCTGGCGGCGAGGTCGCAGGATGCTTCGACCTGGTCGACGCGATCTACGAGGCGCGCGGCATCAAGCCACTGTGGGCCATCCTGGACGAAATGGCCTTCTCGGCGGCCTATGCGATCGCCAGTGCCGCTGACACCATCACCATTCCCCGCACGGGCGGCGCCGGCTCGATCGGCGTCATCACGATGCACACCGACATGTCGCGTGCGATCGAGGCGGCGGGCCTGAAGGTGACCGTCATCACGCACGGAGACCGCAAGGCCGAAGGCAGCGAGCTTTTTCCGCTGGAGCCGGAGGTGCGCGAGCGCATCCAGGCCGATATCGACACCCTGGGCGAGCTGTTTATCACCACGGTCGCCCGCAACCGAGCACTTCCCGCGGATGCCATTCGCGGGATGCAGGCCGGCACATTCATGGGCGACCAGGCGGTCGCCGCTGGACTGGCCGACTTCGTGGCAGCCCCCGACATTGCCGTCGAGACGCTGCTGGATTCCCTCACCACTGGAGCTTGACATGAGCCTTGCCGATCTGCTGGCACGCGGCCGCTTCGCGCACCTGCGCGGCACGGCCCGCGCCGAGGACCCGAAAGACACCACCAAAGAGCCGATCGAGGAAGAGCGCCTCGAGGACGGCGACCAATCGGAGGAGAGCGACGCCCAGGCGCGCGCGCGCTGGGCCCGGCTCGCCGAGGAGGACCCCGAGCGGGAGCAAGGGGAGGAGGAATCCGACGACGACTACGCCACCCGCATGCGCCGCATGGACGCCGAGGAGGACGACGCGTCCGACCTGGACGGCGTGGACGACGACGACAAGGCCAAGAAGGCCGCGCGCCGTGCCGGGCGCAAGGCAGCCCTGCGCCGGTGCGCTGCGATCTTCGGCTCGCCGGCGGCGGCCAAAGCCCCCGACATCGCCGCCGAGCTGGCCTTCGGAAGCAATCTGAGCGCTCGCAAAGCGATCTCGATGCTGGAGAAAGCGACCGCGCGCATCCCGACGCGTACGACCCTGGCCGAGCGCATGCAGACCGTTGCGCCCATCCCCAACCCGGGCAGTGAAGGCGGCGAGCGCATCGATCCCGGCAGCGCGAAGGGCCTGGCCGCCGCGGCGATCGCCGCGGCCCGCAAAGCGCGCGGCGAGTAACGCCTCGATCTGAACCCCATCCCCTCGGAGCACCATCATGACCCTGACCGTCAACCCCGTCGGCGACAACCCGATGGCCCCCGGCATCGCCGCGGAAACCTACCTGCCGGATCAACTGATCGCAGGCCGCTTCCCGCTGGTGACCACCAACATCACCCTTGCCGCCGGCACCCTGCAGCGCGGCACCGTCCTCGGGCAGGTCACCGCGACGGGCAACTACATCGAGAGCGTCGCGACGGCCTCCGATGGAAGCCAGAACCCCGTCGGCATCCTGGCGGACTACGCCGACGCCTCGGGTGGTGCGGTCATCGCGCCGATGTACGAGACCGGCGAGTTCAACCAGGACAAGCTGGTCTACGACGCGAGCTGGACCATCGCCACGCTGCAGCCCAAGCTGCGGCCGCTGTCGATCTTCCTGAAGACCTTCGTCAGCGCGGCCGACCCGACCTGATCGCCGCCAACCCCATCCGCTGAATCCGCAAGGGCGCCTCCGGGCGCCCTTCGTCATTTCTGGAGTCCGATATGCAATCGAACACCTTCATCTACGACACCAACATGCTCATCCAGGTGGTGCCGAACCTCAAGCGCGCGCAGAAATTCCTGCTCGACCGCTTCTTCAAGAACATCATCACCGCCGACAGCGAGTACGTGTCGATCGACGTCGACGTGGGCAAGCGCCGCATGTCGCCCTTCGTCAGTCCGCTGGTGGAAGGCAAGCTGGTCGAGCAGCGCCGCTACCAGACCAACACCTTCAAGCCGGCCTACATCAAGGACAAGCGTGCGCCCGATCTGCGCAAGCCCGTGCGTCGCATGATCGGCGAGCGCATCGGCGGGGACATGACCGGCGCCGAGCGGATGATGGCCAACCTGGTCTTCGAGATGGAGGACCAGGTGGACATGCTCGACCGTCGCCTCGAGTGGATGGCCGCGCAGGCCCTGGCGACCGGCACCGTCACCGTCAGCGGGGAGGGTTTCCCGACCACGCTGGTCGACTTCGGTCGCGATCCGACCCTGACCGTGGCCCTGTCGGGTGCGGCCCAGTGGGGGCAAGCCGGAGTCTCGCCCTCCCAACTCATCGAGCAGTGGGGCCACCAGATGCTCAAGAAGAGCGGCGGGGTGGCCACGGACATCGTGTTCACCACGACGCCCTGGGCCTATTTCCTGGAGGATCCCGTGGTCAAGGACGCGATCTGGTACCCCGGCAACGGCGGCAAAGGCAACACCCTGAACGTCGGTGCGCAGATCCAGCGCGGCGCGCAGTACAAGGGGCACTGGGGGCAATACGACCTGTGGGTTTACAACGACTGGTACGTCGACGACAACAACGTCGAGCAGCCGATGCTGGTGGACGGTACCGTGGTCATGTCCGGCGATGACCTGATGGGAACGCGCGCCTTCGGCCAGATCATGGATCCGAGTTTCAACTACGCGGCGCTGCCCTACGCCCCCAAGACCTGGATCGAGCAGGATCCGGCGCAGCAGTTCCTGCTGATGCAGTCCTCGCCGCTCGCGATTCCCTCTCGCGTCAACGCCTGCTTCGCGGCCACCGTGTGCGCCGCCGTGGTGAGCTGATCCACAACGCAACCCGGGCCCGGCTGAGCTGAGTGCTCGCCGGGTCTTCCGCAGGAGTCTCTTTCATGGCCAAAGAAAATTCCCTGAGCGTGATCGTGCGTCGCGGCACGCTCGTGGTCGACAAGAAGTCGTATTCGATCAATGCCGAAGTCAGCCTTCCCGAGAGCGAGGCCAATCGCCTGATCGCGCTCGGCGTCGTGAGCGCGGTGGCCGCCAAGGGGGGTGCCTCCGCTGCTCCGGCGGATCCGACCGCAGCGGCTTCCGCGCCCGGCGCCCCCGCCGCGATCCTGGGCTCGGAAGGCGTGAAGCTGACCAGCTCGGACGGCCCGTCCGTGACCCAGACCCAGGCCTGATGTCGTGATCGACTGGGACACGCTGGTGCTGGGACCGGCCATGGCGCAATTCGGCGAGGCGGTCACCTACGCGTTCGCCGGCGCCGCGCCGGTTGCCATCAGCGGTGTGTACGACGAACAGTACACCGCCGTGGACGTGGTCGATGGGCAAGGCGTCACCTCGTCGATGCCCGTTCTCGGCGTCCAGCTGTCCCAGCTGCCCGCGCTCCCCCAGCAGGGCGACCAGCTGACCATCGTGCGAACAGCCCAGCGATTCTCCGTGCGGGAAGTTCGCCCGGATGGCCACGGTTGGGCCAAGCTGCTCCTCAACCAGGCCGCATAACGCCATGGGAACGCCCTTTGCCCGTCAGCCGATGCTCGCCCGACGCCAGCTGCGGCTGGCAGTCGTTGCAGCGCTGCAGGCCATTCCCGGGCTGAACGTGCAAAGTCCTGGAGACTGGAACACGCCGCCTGCGCAGCTTCCCGCGGCCCTGGTGCGCACGAGCAACGATCGCAAGGACGCGCAGGGGACGCAGCAGCCCGAATTCACCACGGCCGTCTCCGTGGACATCCTGTTGCGGGTGCAGGCCATCACGCAGGCCGCGGCGCAAGACGCGCTCGAGGCCCTCGGCTATCAGGTCGAAAAGGCCCTTTTCACCAATTACGCGATCGTCGGGATGCTCTCGAGGATTTCCAGTGTCGACACGGATACGGAGATCACGGCTGAAGGATCAGCGCAGTTCGGGCGGGCGTCGATCCGCATGGTGGGCGAATGCTTCGAATCCTTCGATTCCACCGAGGCCGATCCCGCTCCGTCGGCATGGCCGGTGGTTCCCGCGCCGACGGTCCCCCTCGAAAGCGTGGGCGTCCATGCCGACCTGGTGAACGTCTACGACCCGTCCGGCACTTACACCCCGAGTGCGGATGCGCCGCCCTACACGCCGACGGCTGCACCGCGCACGAGCGGTCCGGACGGTCGCGACGAGGGCGCGCTCGACATCGCGCTTCCGCAATAACCAGGAGAGCCCTCCATGTACGTCAAACCCGCGCCCGGCCTGCGCATCGTGGACCCTGTCCTGCGCGATTTCCTGCCCGAGGACGGGCGCCTGGTGACGCCCAGCGACTACTGGCACCGCCGTCTTCGCGATCACGATGTGGTCATCGTTCCCCAGGCCCCGGCGACCGATGCCGCCCCCGAAAGCCAACTCGCCGCCCGCAAGCGCGGCACCGATCAGTAAAAGGCCGCTGCCATGACGATTCCCTTCAAGAACATCCCGGCGAACCTCCGCGTTCCGCTGTTCTTCGCCGAAGTCGACAACTCCCAGGCCAACAGCGCGCAGGCCAATCAGCGCGCGCTGATCATCGGGCAGATCACGGCGAGCGGCAGCGCGACGCCGAACGTACCGGTCATCAGCCAGGGCATCGGAGACGCCGTCAGCCAAGGTGGCGCCGGCTCCATGCTGGCGCTGATGACAGCCGCTTACCGCGCCGCCGATCCCTTCGGCGAAGTCTGGTACCTCCCGCTGGCCGATGACCCGACGGCGACCGCTGCCGCCGGCGCCGTCACGGTGATGTCCGCTCCGCTGGCCAACGGCACCATCTACCTGTACATCGCCTACTGCCAGGGTGGTTCGCCCTATCTGCCGCAGCGCATCACTATCCCGGTGAGCACCACGCAGACCACCGCGCAGATCGCCACGGCCATCGCGGCGGCGATCAACGCCGCGCCGAACCTGCCTGTCACGGCCGCCGTGGACGGAACGAACCTCAGCAAGGTCGACATCACGGCCATCAACAAGGGGCTCGCCGGCAACGACATCGACATCCGCCTGAACTACCTGGGCGCGCGCGGTGGCGAAACGTCGCCCCAAGGGCTCGCGCTGACCATCACTGCGATGGCGGCCGGCGCGGTGAACCCGTCCACGCTAGCGACGGCGCTGGCCAACCTCGGAAGCCAGGCCTTCGACTTCATCGTGTGCCCGTACACCGACACGACCAGCCTGCAGGCGCTGGCCACGCTGCTGTCGGACACCACGGGCCGCTGGAGCTGGGAACAGCAGATCTACGGACACGTGTTCGCTGCCTACCGCGGCACGCTGGGCAACCAGCAGACCTTCGGCAGCGGCCTGAACAACCAGCACACCACCGTGCTGGGCTTCAACGATTCGCCCACGCCGAACTGGCTCGTCGCCGCGGACCTCGCGGCCACCGCCGCGGTCAGCCTGCGGGCCGATCCGGCGGTCCCGCTGCAGACGCTGGCCCTTTCGAGCATGGCGGCTCCTCCTCTGGAAAGCCGCTTCGCGCTGCCCGATCAGAACACGCTGCTATACACCGGCATCAGCACCTTCACCGTGGCCGATGACGGCACGGTGAGCCTGCAGAACGTGATTACTACCTACCAGAAGAACGGCTTCGGACAGCCCGACAACAGCTACCTCGAGGTGGAGACCATGTTCACGCTCATGGCCGTACTGCGCGACCTGGCGGGGATGGTCACGAGCAAGTTCGCGCGGATGAAGCTGGCCGCCAACGGCACGCGCTTCGCCGCGGGAAGCGCCATCGTCACGCCGAACACGATTCGCGGCGCGCTGATTGCCGAATACAGCCACCTCGAGGAGGACCTGGGCTGGGTGCAGGACTCCAAGGCCTTCGCCGCGGGGCTCATCGTCCAACAAAACACCCAGAACCCCAACCGGGTGGATGTGCTCTGGCCTGGCATGCTCATCAACCAGCTGCGCACCCTGGCCCTGCTGGCGCAGTTCCGTCTCTGACGCCCTGATTCCCTGACCTTCCCAGGGCGCCTACGGGCGCCCTTCGCATTTTCTGGAGCTGCACATGAGCGACAACACCAACCGCCTGGCAGGTATCGCATACCTGACGGTCGACGGCCAGAGCTACATGCTGTCCGGCGAACTGTCCTACGGCGTCTCGACGGTCAAACGCGAGACCCTCGCCGGGCAGGATCGCGTGCACGGCTATTCCGAGACGCCGGTTGCCGGGTTCATCTCCGGCACCCTGCGCGATTCGGGGAGCCTGACCGTGGCCGACTTCAACGCGATGACCAACGTCACGGTCGTGGCCGAGCTGGCCAACGGCAAGACCATCATCGGCCGCAACATGTGGTCGGTCGAGGCGCAGGAGGTCAAGACCCAGGAAGGGACCTTCGAGGTGCGCTGGGAATCCTTCTCCGTGCAGGAGGCCTGAGATGGACGCCGACTTCCCGCCGATCGTCGAAGAGAAGGACCTGGCCCTTCGCAAGCCCGTGCGCCTGGCCGAGCAGGAGTACGACAAGCTGCACCTGCGCGAGCCGACGGCCGAGGAGCTCGCCAAGGCCTCGCGTGAGCCCACCGACGTGGACATGCTGATCAGCCTGGTGCACCAGGTCGCGGCGGTCCCCAGGACGGTCGCCGCGCGCCTGTCGCAGCGCGACCTGCAGGAGTGCGGGCGTTTTTTCGGGCAATTCGCCCCGAGGGATCCGTCCCCCTCGGGCGAATCGTCGCCGACCTGACCCTGCACTACCACTGGGGACCGCACGACGCATGGCGCCTTCCTGTGTCGATGCTCCTGTGGTGGCACGCCCAGTCTTTGGAGCAGATCGGCCAGCCACAAAGCTTTCCTGAACCATGACAGCCCAAGCCAAGATCGTCGTCACGGGGATCGACAACGCGAGTCTCGTGATGCGCAGGATCCGCGCCGAGATGCGCGCCATGACGCAGCCGATGCGAGACGTCCGCAAGAGCATGCGCGGGTTCGCCGAGGCGTCGGGACTCAAGGACCTGGCGAGCGGCTTCGGGAAAGTCGCGCGCACCGCCCGGTCGGTCGCCGGGGGCGTCCTGAAGATCGTCGCGCCGATGGCGGCGTTGCTGGGGGCCGGAACGCTCGCCGGCATCGCCGAGCTGACCAATCGCTGGGGCCAACTCGGCATCAGCGTGCTGCGCACGTCCCAGAACATCGGCGTGGCGCCTGGGAAGCTGCAGGCGCTGACGGGCGCCGCGCGCCTGGCCGGTCTGAGCGCCGATGACATGACCTCCAGCCTGGGGGCGCTCGGCAACACGCTGGAGGACGCGCTGTATGGTCGCAATCAGAAGGCGCTGTACATGCTCCACCAGCTCGGCATCCAGATCCATCGCACTTCCACGGGCGCCGTCGACAGCACCCGCGCGCTGATGGATCTGTCGGGCGTCCTGCAGCGCTACAACGGCAAGCCCCAAGTGCAGCAGCAAATCGCCGACTCGTTCGGCGTGGGCTCGCTGTTGCCCCTGCTGCGTCAGGGGCCTGCGGCGATTCGCGCGTTCGAGGCACAGGCCCGTCGCCTCGGTGCCGTGCTGAGCGGTCCCGAACTACGGCGCGCCGATGAACTCGGCCTCGCGTTCCTGCGCATGAAGCTCGGCATCGAAGGGCTGCGCAACAGCATCAGCGACGGCCTGTTCCCGGTGCTGACGCCGCTGCTCGAGCAGTTCACAGAGTGGGTGTCCGCCAATCGGCAGCTGATCGCTCAGCGCCTGGCGGAGTGGGTGCAGAAGGTCGTGACGTGGGTACGTGCGGTCGATTGGGGAAAGGTCTGGGGCGACATCCGCGCCGTGGCCCGCTCGATCACCGAGGCCGTGGGCGCCATCAACGGGGTGGCCCAGGGCATGGGCGGCTGGAAAAACACCATCGAGCTGATGTTCGGCGCGTGGGCGCTCGGCAAGGTGACCATGTTCTCGCTGGCCCTATATCGTGTGGCGAAGGGTCTTGGCGCCGTGCGTGCAGCTGCAGCGGCTGCCACGGCCGCCGGCGCCGCGACCGGGGGCGCCGGCACGGCGACCGGAGCAGCTGCCGGAGCGGCGACGGTGGGCACAGGGGGCGCAGCGCTGATTGCGGGAGCAGGTCTGGCTGCTGGATACGGGCTCTACTACAGCTTCAAGCAGTACCGGCACGACAATGCTGCGGCGGCCGCCCGACAAGCTGCTCATGCGAAGGATTTCGCTCGCAACGGCTACGGCGGTCGCATGAAGCGCGGACTGTCCATGCTCCTCAGCATGGGCCTTTCCCGGAAGGACGCCGCCGGGCTGATGGCGAATTTCACGGCCGAAAGCGGCTTGAGCCCCACCGCCGTGGGGGATAACGGAAAGGCGTATGGCATCGGGCAGTGGCATGCTGACCGCCAGGCCATGTTCAAGAAGCTCTTCGGCCACGACATCCGCAAGTCGAGCTTCTCCGAACAGCTCGCGTTCGCTCGTTGGGAACTGGGCAACACGGAAAGCGCAGCGCAAAGGCGCGCCGGCGCTGCTGGCAGCGCAGCCGAGGCCGGCGCCACGTATTCGCGCTACTACGAGCGCCCAGGGGACGCGGCTGGCCAGGCGCTGCTGCGTGCCCATATCGCCGATTACATCTACCGCCAGAACTTCGGACGGGGAGGCGCTGCGCAGGGCGCCCAGCGCGTGGACGTACATGTGCGCATGACGGGCGCGCCCGCCGGGACGCGCGTCGAAGCACGCGACGACCAAGGCCGCGAGGTACCCGCTCGCATCGGGTACAACTGGATCGGAGCGATCTGATGGTCACTCCCGTCACGGTCGCGCAGGGGGTCCAGGCCCTCGCGCAGAACGCCTCCGGCATTGTCCAGGGGCTCAGCAATGCAGTCGGCGGCGCGCAATCCGCGCTCGGACGCCTAGCGACGGGCTCCTTCTGGGAGCAGTTGCGCCCGGCGTCGTATCGCGGGGTGCCCTTCGCCGTCGTGTCTGGCGACACGCGAGTCGGGCGACGCAACGCGGTGCACGAGTACCCCGAGCGCGACACGGTCTGGGTGGAAGATCTCGGCCGCAACCCGCGGCGCCTGCAGGTGCAAGGATTTCTGGTCGGGGACGATGTGATCGCGCAGCGCGAGCGCCTGATCGCGGCCTGCGAAGCGCCCGGGGACGGGGAGCTCGTGCACCCGACGCTGGGGCGCCTGCGCGTCAGCGTGATGGATGTCGGCTTCGCCGAGCATCGCGAAAAGGGTCGCGTTTTCGAGGTCCAGTTCTCATTCATCGAGGCCGGCGAGCGCATTTTTCCCACGGCGCAGACGAACACGCGCAACCTGGTCGGGCTGGCGGCTCAGCAAGCAGGGCTCGCAGCTGCTGCAGATTTCGTGGCGTCGGCCGTCCAGGCGCTCCAGGCCGGCGCCTCGGTGGCCCAGGCAGCCCTACAGACCGCTGGGGTGTGGACCTCGGCAGCGCTATCGGCGGCGAATGACGCCGCCAGCCTCGTGAACATGGTCGCCACGTTGCCCGGCAGCTTCGGGCGTCAGGTGCAAGCCCTGGAGTCGGGATTCACGAAATTCCAGCAAGCACGCCCAGCGAGCAGCGCCACGGTGCAGACCCTTGCCGGGCAGGCGGCCACGGCCCGCGCGCAGGCCGCAGCGGCGGCGGCCGGGGTGACCTCGGCGGCCAGCTCCCTGAGCCCCTCGACGGCAGCTGCCTATCCGGCGACGGTGCAGTCGCTGACCCAGACCATCCAACAGACCGCCGCGACGCCGCGCGACGCTCTGCGCGCCCTGACGGTGTTGGCCCAGCCGCAATCGCTACCCGCCCCGCCAAGCGGCGCGGTGGGCCAAGCGATGGGGCAGATCCAGAGCGTGCAGGGCGACTTGTTCCGTCGCTCGGCTGTGATCGCTTTAGCCCAAGCCTCGAGCGCCTATCAGCCCTTCAGCGCGGACGACGCCAGTGCGGTTCGCAAGGCCGTCGCGACGCTACTGGACACCGAAGCGACGACCGCCGGCGACCAGGGAGAGGACGACAGCTATCTCGCGCTGAGAGCGCTGCGGGCGGCGGTTGTCCAAGACCTCAACGCACGCGGCGCAGTGCTGCCGCAGGTCGTATGGATTCGCAGCGCTTCCCCCCTTCCGGCGCTGGCGCTGGCTCAGCGCCTATATCGGGATGCGACGCGAGCCGATGAGCTTGTGGCGGAGGCCAATGTCCCGCACCCGGCCTTCCTGCCGACGGCGTTCCGGGGGCTCGCGACATGAGCAGCCGCGATCAGCTGACCCTGCGGATCGGGGGACTCGATATCCAAGGGTGGACAGAAGTGCGCGTTACCCGTGGCGTCGAGCGGGTCCCGGGCGATTTCGAGATCACCATGACCGAACGGTTCCCTGGAGATCTCAACGCAGTTGTCATGATGCCCGGTCAGCCGTGCCAGGTTCTGCTTGGCGACGACGTGGTCATCACCGGCTACGTGGACCGCTTCGCGCCCAGCATTTCGGCGCGAGGACATCAGATCCGGGTGAGCGGTCGCGGTGCCTGCTGCGACCTCGTCGACTGCTCGGCGGAATGGCCCGGCGGTCAGATCAGCGGCACCAACGCGCTTGACGTCGCCCAGAAGCTTGCTCAACCGTATGGCATCGCCGTCGCGCTGGCTGCAGGAATCAGCGCCGGCGGGAATATCCCCCAGTTCAACCTGATCCTGGGCGAGACGGCCTGGGAGGTGATCGAGCGTGTCTGCCGGTATCGGGCGCTCCTGGCCTACGAACTCGCCAACGGCTCGCTGGTCCTGAACCAGGTCGGCACCGACACGCACTCGAGCGGATTTGCGTTGGGCCAGAACGTGCAAGAGGCCTCGGTGCAGTACGGAATGGACCAGCGGTATTCCGACTACGTGGCGTTCATCCAGAGCGTGGAGACGTTCAACAACTCGGCGCCGGGAACCGTCGATCCGAATCAGATCGTGCGCATCCGCGACAACACCGTGCTGCGTCACCGGCAGATGGACATCATCGCGGAGGCCGCCGCTGGCGGAGTCGACATCGCGGCCGTGCGTGCGCAGTGGGAAATGGGGCGCCGCTGGGGGCGCAGCTTCGTCTGCTCCCTGACCGCGGACTCCTGGCGCGACAGCAGCGGCCAGCTCTGGCAGCCCAACTGGCTGGTCGACCTCGATCTGCCGCAGCTCAAGCTGCTCCGTGATCAGTGGGTGATTTCGGAGGTCAGCTACGAGCTCGACCGCTCCGGTACCACTGCACGCCTCACCATGATGCCGCCAGCGGCCTTCCAGCCGCAGCCGGTTCTGCTGCAGCCTCAGTGGCTCATGGAGCTTTCAGGAGGCGGCTTCCAGTTCCAGGGCGGAAACACTGGATGGCAGACAGTCGGCCAGATCGGCGCCGGTTTGACCGGGAGCCAGCCATGATGGATCTGGTCCGGCGGCTGGGGCAGCGCCTTCAATTGCTGGTGGGCGTGGGCCGCGCGACGCTGGTCGACGACAGCGGGGGCGTGCAGATGCTGCAGCTCAAGCTCGGTGCGCTCGAGTTGCGCGATCGCACTCCGCGCCTGGCGGACTTCGGGTTCACCAGCTATCCGCCTGCGGGCTCGGACGCCGCATTGCTCTTCGTGGGTGGCGATCGATCCAATGGCGTCGTAATCGCGACTGGCAATCAGACGTATCGCCTGAAGGGACTTGCCAGCGGTGATGCCGCGATCTATGACAGCCGCGGCCAGTCGGTTTGGCTGACCCCGCAAGGCATCGTCGTCAATGGCGCAGGCCTTCCGCTGACCGTCAACAACACGCCGACCGTGACGGTGAACGCCGCGACGCAGATCAACCTGGAGACGCCGAAGGTCTCTTGCAGCGGGGATCTGGACGTCGCCGGAAACATCGTCGCGCAGGGCGATGTCTCCGACCACGGCAACAAGACCATGGCCGGCATGCGCACGGTGTTCAACGGCCATGACCACACCGACGCGCAAGGCGGCTCGACCGGCGGCCCGAACTCGAGCATGTGATGAGCGACATCACGATCTTCTGGGATCCCGTGAACGTTCGCGGTGACTGGCGCATATCCGGCGCAGATCTCGCAGCGGGCAACGACCTGGCCAGCGCGGTGCTGATCAGCATCTTCACGGATCGGGTTGCACGGCCAGACGACGTCATCCCCGATGGCACGGATGACCCGCGTGGCTGGTGGGCCGACGATCCGAAGTACCCCATCGGCAGCCGTCTGTGGCTGCTCGCACGCTCCAAGCAGACCCAGGAGGTCCTGGCATCCGCGCAGGACTATATGGTCGAAGCCCTGCAGTGGCTGATCGATGACGGCGTGGCCGCCGCGGTCGACGTCGGCGTCGAGTGGAGTCGCCCGGGGTGGCTAGGGATCCAGATCGTCGTGCGCCGCACCGACGGCACCACCGTTCCACTCAACTTCGCCTGGGCGTGGCCCCAGGTCACCTACTGAACCATGCCCTACAGCCGCCCGACGCTGAGCGACCTGCGCACCATGGTCGCTCAGGACATCCAGGCCGAACTCCCCGGCACCGACCCGCTGCTGCGCTATTCAAGCCTGGGCATCATGGGCCGCGTGCTGGCTGGCCTCGTGAATCTGTTCTATGGCTTTCTCGACTGGATCTCGAGGCAGGCGGTTCCCTTCACCGCGACCGATGAATACCTCGAGGGATGGGCCGCGCTGAAAGGGGTTTTTCGAGAGGCCGCAGCGGTAGCCTCAGGGACGATCACCTTCACCGGCAACGCCGGCGCCTCGATCGCGGCTGGCGCCGCGCTGACGCGTGGCGATGGGGTCGGCGCCGTCGTCACGGTGGGCGGCACCGTCGGCGCCGGCGGAACGGTCACCGTGACGGCGCAGATCAATGCGGATCCAAGCGGCCAGAGGGGCGCCTTCGGGAATTGTCCTGTGGGAACCCAGTTCACACTGGGGTCGGCAATCGATGGAATCGCGTCAGTGGGAACCGCTGCAACCGCCTTCACCGGTGGCGCGGACATCGAGCTGGACGACAGCCTGCGCGGCCGCATGTTGCTGGCCTACCAGACCACTCCGCAGGGAGGAGCTTCCACTGACTATGTCGAATGGGCGCGCGAAGTGTCCGGGGTCACGCGCGCCTGGTGCACGCCGAACGGTATGGGTCCCGGCACCGTCGTAGTCCGATTCATGATGGATGTCTCAGAGGCCGCGTCGGGGGGCTTCCCGCAAGGTACGAATGGAGTCGCGGCAGCGGAGGCGCGCGACACCGCGGCCACCGGCGACCAGCTCGCCGTGGCGAACTACATCTTCTCCAAGCAGCCTGTCACCGCGCTGGTCTATTCGGTCGCGCCGGGCGCTAACACGGTGAACTTCATGATCAGTGGGCTCACCGGCGCGAGCTCGGCACTCCAGGCTTCCATCGCGGCCGCAATCACCGGTGTCTTCGAGCAGTACGGGGAGCCCGGCGGCACGATCGATCTCAGCTATATCGAGTCGGCGATCTCCGCCATAGCGGGAACCCCGGGCTTCGTGATCACGAGCCCGGCCGTCAACATCGTCAGTCCGACCGGCGAACTCCCGGTGCTTGGCACCGTCACCTATTCCTGACATGGGTGCTCCGATCTACAGCCAGGGCGACTATCAGTCGGCTCTACAACGGCTCATGCCCCGCGGGCGCGTATGGCCCCGAGACCTGGACGCAACCCAGTCCGTGGTGCTCGCAGGCCTGGCGCGCGCCTTTGCACGCACGAATGGCGATGCCTCCGACCTGCTCGTGGACGCGTTCCCGTCGACCACGGCACAGCTTCTGCCCGAATGGGAGAGCACGCTTGGTCTGCCTGATCCCTGCGCGGGGCCCCAGCCGACGGTGCAGGCGCGTCGCGCGCAGGTTATCGCACGATTGACAGCGCTTGGCGGCCAAAGCGCCGCCTACTACATCGCGCTCGCACAGGCCCTTGGGTACAGCATCACGATCACGCAATTCGCGCCGTCGCGATTCGGGCGTCCCTTCGGCAACCCTTTCGGCGGCACGGCCTGGGCCCACGCGTGGCAAGTGAACGTTGCCAACTACACGATCCAAAGCTTCCGGTTCGGCTCGGACGCCTTTGGCGAAGCCTTCGCGGCATGGGGCGGCACGGTCCTGCAGTGCGAACTGCAGGCGGCGGCGCCGGCTCATACCACTCTCAACTTCAACTACTTGGGCTGAAGATGGACCTCCTCATTGCACCCAACACGGTCATCCAAGCGCAGGCCGATGCCGCGCCTGCGACCGGCACGCCGGGCTGGGCGACCGATGGAAACCCCGCGACCAACACACCGGCGACGATCTTCCCGGCGTATGCCTTCAACGCGATGCAGGCTGAGCTGACCGCGGCGATCCAGGCTGCTGGAATCACGCTGGATCGAACCAAGCTGAACCAGCTTGCGTTGGCCCTGCAGAAGATGACGCAGGGTGCATCAGCCATCACCGCCCCCGACACCGGCGCCGTGAACGCCCTGGCCATCACGCTCAGCCCCGCCCCGCTGGCACTGACCCCGGGCATGATGGTCGCGGTCGACAACATTGTGGCCACGAACACCGGCGCTGCGACGCTGAACGTCAACGGGCTGGGGGCGCTCCCGATTCAATTTGCGGGGGGCGCCGTAGTGTGGGGTGGCGCGCTAGTCGCCGGATATGGGGGACTGTTCCGCCTGAACCATGCGGGCACTGCGTGGATGCTCATCCATTCCACCGGCGCGGCGTTTGTTGCATCGCCGCCGACTGGCGATGATGGTGGGCAGGTGCCAAATACTCTTTGGTGCCAGCAAAACATGTTCGGGGGCGCCAACCAAGCCTGGCAGAACCTGACGGCCAGCCGAGCGCTCTCCACGGTCTACACGAACAACACGGGCCGCACGATCAAGGTGCTTGCCACTGCGGGGGCGACGTCGAACACGACCGAGCTGGACCTGTACGACAACGGTCAAAAGATCTCGACGGTTGGCGCCGACATCATCAACGCGCTCATGGAGGTGGCTCTCGAAATCCCGAACGGTCACACCTATGAAGTCACGTCCGTCAACGCCAACCTCAATACGTGGTGGGAATACAGGTGAGCCCTATGACAACCGACATGCGCTATTTCCAGAACAGCGGCAAGACCTACGGGTACGACAACAACGACCCGCGCGAGGCCGATTCGATCGCGGCGGCGTTGAAGGCCGGATGGATCGAGGTCACGGGCAATTGGCCGCCTGCGCCCACCGCGGCGCAGCAGTTGCTGGCATCCGCCGCGGCCCTGCTGGCTGCGCCGGTGACCATCACCAGCACCAGCACACCAGCGCTGGACGGAAGCTACTCGATCACCGGCGCCGACCAGTTGCACATCCAGGCCGAGGTGCAGAGCATCATGCTCAATGGCACCTTCGCCGATGGCTCCAGCGCGGTGGCGTGGCCGGACGCGGCGGCCGGCGTGCACACCTTCACGGTCGTGCAGTTCAAGGCGTTCGCCACCGCGATCGGCTCATTCGTGGCGGCTTGCTACAAGGTACTGAACGGCTCGTCCACCACGCTGCCGAGCGCGGCCCTGACCATCGCCTGACGCAGCGAGCCGCCATGCCGGAAGACACCGAGACCATGCAAGCTCATGAAACCCGTATCTCGCTGCTGGAGCAGCAGGGTTCGGATGTGCGCGCGACCTTGCGCGAGTTGACCACCGACATGCGCCAGCTCGTCGCCGTGGTCACCCAGCAGGCCGAGGACCGGGCCGCCCTCAAGCGGGCCTTCGGGCAGCTCGCGCGCGTCGCCGAAAAGGTCGACGCGCTGGAGGCCGCCATGCAAGCCGACAAGGAAGAAGCGCTGCGCAAGGAAGCGGATCGCGCGCAGGCCGAGCTGCGCCAGGTCAAGGCGGATCGGCGCCGGCTTGCCTGGATGGTGCTGGGCTATTCGCTGGCGGGCGCGGCCGGCGCGGTGTTCGCGCACTTCGGCATTCCCATGGTGACGCAATGACCAACATCCTCGCCTCCCTCGGCGTGATCCACGAGACCGCCGAGCAGACGCGCATCATCACGCCCTTCGCGGATGGCCTGAAGGCCTTCGAGGCGTTCCTGGCCGGCGCTGCGGTCAAGGGCGCCAAGCTGCGCACGATGATCTACGGCTGCACGCTGCAACCGTTCTTCGACGGCATCATCGCGGCCCACCAGGCCGGCGCCGACGTCGGGATCATCTTCGACCACACCCAGGCCGCAGGGCGCGCCGAGGCGCCCCAGATCGAGCGGCTGAAGGCCGCGGGCCTCGTCGACGGCCAGCACTTCCTGATCGGCACGAGCCCGGAGCATCACCAGATCGTGCACCTGAAGGCGACCGTGATCTGGTCGCCCGACGGCCCCGTCGGCGTCGAGGACGGCAGCTGGAACTACTCGCCCTCGGCCAGCCTGCAGATGAACGACCTGTGCTTCACCGAATCGGCTGACCTCGGCGGCTACTACGCCAAGGCCTTCGACGCCCTCTGGGCCTGGGTCAAGCAGCACGAGCCGCAGTACCAGAGCTGACGCACCGCCCCATCCACCACCGGCCGCCCAGGGCAACCTCGGCGGCTTTTTCGTGCCTGAAAGGAACCCGCCATGAGCGCCATCTCCGACTACCTCGCAAACAAGATCCTCGACTTCGAGATTCGTCAGCAACCCTTCACGCCCCCGGCGACCATCTACGTCGCGCTGCTGCTGTGCACGAACGGCCCCATCGCGCGCTCGACCACGTACGCCGTCGGCAACACCGCAAGCTACGTCGCGGCCGACGGCCAAAACCACCTGTACAAGTGCACGGCACAGACGGCTGCAACGGCCGCCACCGCTCCGACGTTCACCGGCAAAACCGGCGAGACGGTGACGGATGGCGGTGTGACGTGGACCGAGCAGGGCGACGCGCTCGCCGCCGGCACCGCCGAGGTCGAGCCGTCCGGTGGCGCCTACGCCCGCGTCGGGGTGGCGTGCTCGCTGGCCAACTTCGCCGGTACCCAGGGCGCGGGAACCACCGCGGCCAGCTCGGGCTCGTCGGCCGCCACCAGCAACAACAACACCATCAGCTACGCGGTTCCGACCGCGAACTGGGAGGCTGCCGGGCAGGAGATCTGGGGATTTGCCACCTACGACGCAGCCACCAACGGCAACCTGCTGCGCTTTGGTGGCCTGACCGCCGACCAGATCATCAACACCGGCAATAGCGTTTCGTTCGCTCCCGGCACCCTGGTGTTCAAGTTCGACCAGCGATGAGCCCTGCGCTGGTCCAGTAAGTCGTGTCCGTCACTCGCATCACCCCCTGGGCCGTCAACGGGCCCGATACTGCCTACGGTCTGGCATCCAGCCTGTCCGGAACCGCAACGAACGTGCCGGCCGGCGCGCTGATCGTCACCAGCGTCCAGTCGCAAAGCACGACGAAGCCAAGCGTCAGCGACACGGCCGGGAATGTCTACGATGTGGTCCCGGGCGGCAGCGATAGCGCGCACCTCACGGCTTGGATTGCCTACTGCCTATCGGCCAAGGCGAATACCGCGAACATCGTCAAGTGGCAGGCGGCGAGCGCAGTGCTGACCGGCGCACAGGGCGAGGCGGCGACAACCAGCGTAGGCACCTGGGCATTTGACAAGGTCGTCGGCGGCTACTCGGCCTATGCGACGGCGCTGGCGCTTTCCATCAGCACCACCGGCGCGGGCCTCATCTACGGCGGTTTCGGCGAGTACGAGACGGGGCCGGATACCTGGGCTATCACCGGCCTAACTGCTCAGGCGTCCCAGTCCGGCACCAGCACGAGCACCGGCAATTGCGGTTGCCTGCTGGCCGATGAGATCACCTCCGGACCGGTCACGAGCCAGACGGAGACAGTCAGCGACGCCAACGGCGGCTACGGCGGCTATATCGCCGGGGTGCTCGCATCCTTCGTAGTCAATGCGGGCTCGACACCGGTTGCCCTTGCGGGCTCCGGCCAGCAGCAACCTGGCGCATCCGGCCAGCTCTCCGTCGCCGTGCCGCTCCAGGCCGTCGCCATCCAGGCCCAGGGCGCCAGCGGCGGCATCACCGTGCTGGTCCCCTTGGCCGGGAGCAGCACTGCCCAGCAGCATGCCTCCGGGACGCTCAGCGCCGGTGTCGCGCTCTCCGGGGTCGCCGTGGCCACGCAGCAGGCCAACGGCTCGCTGTCGATCTCGGTGCCTCTGGCGGCCAGCAGCGTACAGCAGGCCCTGGCGCGCTCGGCGCTCGGCGTGGGCGTGCCGCTGGCTGGATCGAGCACCCAGCAGCAGGGTGCACCGGGCAGCCTGAGCATCCACGTCTCGCTGGCCGGCGAGCAGCTGCAGCAGGCGATCGCCGCCGCGACGCTGACGAACATCCCCGCCGGCGCCGTCGACCTGGCGGGATCCTCCGGTCAGCAGCAGGGTGCGTCCGGGCGACTGTCGGTCGGCAAGAACCTCAGCGGTGCCACGCTGGCCATTCAGGGCGCCTCGGGCTCGCTGGCCGTGGGCGTACCGCTGTCGGGCGCGTCGGTGCAGGCCAGCCGCGCCGGCGGAGCGCTCGCGGTGGGCGTCACGCTCTCCGGCGCATCGCTCCAGCAGGCCCTGGCTAGCGCGGCGCTCTCCAACGTCGGGGCCATCGACCTCAGCGGGGCCAGCACTCAGCAGCAGGGTGGCGCCGGCACCCTGCTGCTGCAGATCCACCTGACCGCCGAAGCGCTCCAGCAGGTGGGCGCTGTGGCGACTCTCGGCGTGTCGACGATCCCGACGTACCACGGCACCGGCCGCTTCTACGCCGCCGCGCCCCAGCTTGCCTTCTACGCCGCGCCCCGGCGCGCCTTTTACGCCGCGGCGCCAGCCGCCTCCTACTACGGCTCAGCATGACCACCATCGCATCCCCGCTCGACCCGCAGGCGGCCGACATCTACACGCTGGACTTCACGAACCAACTCGGTCCCGGCGAGACGCTGGCCAGCATCGTGTCCGTGTCGGTGGCGCTCGTCGCCGGGGCGGATCCCAACCCGGCAGCCTTCTTGCCAGCGGCCCCGGTGCCGGCGATCAACCAGGCGGCCGCCACCGTGAAGCTGCCCGTCCCGCCGGGCATCGGCATGCCGCAGCAGACCGTGAGCATCGCGGCGGGCTGCTGCATCCAGGGCGCCATGAACCTGGCCGGGACCGCCGTCAGCGGCGCGTCGTACGAGATCACCGGCGAAGCGCAGAGCACGAATTCCCTGCGGCGCCTGGTGTGCAAGCTCATCGTCCCGGTGTCCGCATCATGACCCCTCAACAACTCGCGCAGTGCACGGGCTGCAGCCTTCCCGATGCCATCCGCTGGCTTCCCGCCATCACGCCGGCCCTGCAGCGCTGGGAGATCTCCACGCCCGCGCGTCAGGCGGCCTTCCTCGCGCAGATCGGCGTGGAGTCGGCGCACCTGACGACCCTGCAGGAATCCTTCAACTACAGCGCCGATGCCCTGCAGGCCATGTGGCCGGATCGGTTCGATGCCGACCTCGCGCAGCAAGTGGGGCGCACCCTCGACCATCCCGCCGACCAGCAGCGCATCGCCAACATCGCCTATGCGGGCCGGTTCGGCAATGGCGATGTGGCGTCGGGCGACGGCTGGCGATTCTCCGGCAAGGGGCTGCCGCAACTGACCTTCCACGACAACTACGAGGCAGCCGGCTACGCGCTGGGGCTTGACCTGGTGCACCACCCCGAGCTGCTGCTGATCCCCGTGAACGCTGCGTCTTGCGCCGGCTGGTACTGGTGGTCGCGCGATTGCAACCAACTCGCCGACTCGGGCGATTTCGTGCGGATCACCGTGCGCATCAACGGCGGCACGACGGATCTGGCCGCGCGCCAGGCTCTGTGGGCGCAAGGCAAGGAGGCGCTGCATGCCGGATGAGATCGACCGCGCGAATGACGCCGCGCAACGCATCCTCGACGCGGCGCTGGCCGACCAGGCGCACCGCGCGCAGGCCGGGCGCGAGCTGCTACCCGCCGGCGCCTGCCATTCCTGCGGCGAGCCGGTGAAGGGCGACGCGCTGTTCTGCCCCGTCGACCCGCGTTTCCCAGGCGAATCCTGCGCTGCCGACTGGCAGCGCGACCACGACGCGCGACGGCGCAACGGAGGCTGACGTGTTCGCCCTCTGGCTCATGACCCCCTACCTCATGACCGCCATCTGGTGGTCTCCCTGGATATGACCTGGCCGGATCTCCCGGCTTTCGTCATTGGCGGCGTCCTCATCGGGGCGCCGTTTTTGTTTCTGCACCTCAACCGGAGCACCTGATGAAACTCCCCAGCTTTGCCCTGTCGCCCCCGTGGCTGCGCTTCTTCGCCGCCGCGGCCATCTTCCTCGCGTGGTTCATCGTGCTGCTCTTCCAGCACGCGCCCGCGCCGGGCTCGAAACCGCTGCTCGATCCCGCGCAGTTCGTGAGCATCGACAAGTACGTGCTGATCGGCCTCGTCGGCTATCACGCGGGCGACAAGACGCCCGCAGGCGATGGCCTGCTCATGCGCCTGCTCGCCGGTATCGGGCTGCTCGGCATGTGGGTCTGGCTCGTCGTGGCCACCGTCGTCCAGCCCGGCGATCTGGTCGACGCGATGGCCGTGGGCCTCTTCATGCTCGGCGTGCTGCCGTCGACGAATCCTGCGGACCTGCCCTTGGCCGCCGCACCGCCGCAGGCCGGCTTCGCGCGCTGGCGGATGCTCGCTTTTTTGTCGGCCCTGGGCCTCGGCGGCATGAGCCTGCTGGGCGGCTGCGCGTCGACGCCGCAGGCAGCGCAAGCCCAGTACGTGCAGGAATGCGCGGCCTACGGGACGGCGCTCACCCTGGGCGCCCAGATGAAAGCGGCCGGGAAGCTCAACGCGGCCCAGGTGCAGCAGCTGCTGCTGATCGATTCGCAGATCACCCCGATCTGCTCCGGCCAACTCCCGGCCGATCCCACCAGCGCGACCCAGAAGGTGACGGCCGCGCTGACCACCCTTGCCATCCTCGAAGGAACCAAGAAATGAGCGCCGTTCCGAGTCAAGCCCAGGTCGCCCTGGACACCGTGCTGCAGACCGCCGAGGCGGCCGCGCCGACCATCGCCGCCGTCGGCGTGGGCGTCGCGGCCGCGGCCAACCCGAACGTCGCCCTGGCGTTGCAGCTCAGCGAGGCGGCACTCCCGATGCTGAACCAGGCGCAGGCGCTGGTGAAGGCCGGGAACGCCACGCCGGCGCAGCTCGAGGCGATGTGGGCGAGCGTCTCGTCCATGGTGCTGTCGGCGCACGCGGCGCTGCGCTGCGATCCCGCGCCGGCCCAGGCCGCGCCGGCCCAAGCGGTGCCCGCGGTGGTCGCGCCCGCGGTCACCGATTCGGCCCCCGCGCCGAGTTCGGAACCCGCGCCCGCGCCGGCCCAGACCGGGAGCACATCATGACCTGGGGCGTCCGAATCGTTTCTGCGCACCACCCGCGCGACCACGAGGTCAACCAGCCGTACAACGTCTGCGGCCAGTGTCGGCACGGCGGCAACGAGGTGCCGGGGCAGCCCTACCGCAACGGCCACGCCGTTTGCAATGTCCAGGCCGCCGCCGCGACGCTCGGCCAGCTGCTCACCGTGATCGACGTGGGCGCGGACTCGCACATGGCCAGCGGCAACGCGGTGCTGGAGTGCAACGGGTTCGAGGCGACGGAACTGGCACCCGCGCCGTGACCTGCTGGATCCCCGTGCGCCGAATCCTGCGACAGGCTTTCGGCGCCGGGAACTTTCGCATCCTGCGCAGCGGGACCATCGAGATTCGCCGCGCCGGAGCTTGGTCCACCTGGGGCAGCCTGCTCGAGCAAGCCACGCTCCAACGCATCGAGGAAATGGCATGACGCCCATCGATCCGCCAGCCGTCTACTACGCCCAGCTCTGCGCGCGCGCCTACAACGACACGCCGATGTACGGAAAGCCCTCGGACGCCGGCCGCGCGCTGGTCTATGGCGGCGTCGTCACGCTGCCGGGCACCGACAACCAGGCCTCCGTCCTGGCCGATGGCGACGTGGAAACCGTGACCATCGAGCACATCGGGACCGTGCACGCGGGGTTCTGGGGCGCCCTGGCGCCGATCCGGCCGCCGCTGATGGATCTGTCGCCGCTCATCATCACGGGCCATTCCGAAGGCGCGGATGAGGCCCTGCTGCTGGGTGGCGCGCTGTGCGTGGCTGGAAAGCCGCCGACTGCGATTTACGCCTTCGAGCCGGCGCGGCTGTGCATGGACGCGACCCTGCGCGGGCTGCTGGAGTCGCATGGCGTCATGGTGTTCGCCACCAAGAACGGGAATGACCTGGTGCCGGACGTTCCGCCCTGGATGCAGCATCCCTGCGACCTGGCGCTGATCGGCAAGCCCCTGCTGCCGGTGCCGAACATCCAGGATCACCTGATCGCCAATGTGATCAAGAGTCTGAGCGCATGAGCCGCCTGTTCATCGTCGCCATCGGCGGGATGCAGATCGGCGCGTTCGTGTCCAAGCTATGCGCCAGGGATTGGCCCATGGCTCTGGTTTGGCTTGGCTACTTCATGGCCAACATGGGGCTTCTGTTGGCGCGCTGAGCTGTCTAAGACGGTGAATGGCGCCCAGCGTTTTCGCGGGGTCAGGGGCGGCATCCTGCGCGATTACGAATTAGACAGGGCACCGTGTTTCTCCTGAAAAATCAACGCACTCCAAGCGATCCGCCGCCATACTGCTGCATCATCGGCGTGTGTTCGGATGCTGTTGATTTTTCAGGCATTTCAGGCCGATTTGTCTAATACCTTCGGCGGTTGTCTAAAACGCGGGGGTTCCGCGACCACCGTCTCACGCTGCCGGATGTAGCGAAGGGTCATCGCCTCGGTAGCGTGGCCGCCCAGCGCTTGGGCGTTCTTGCCCTGCGCCTTGGCGTCCGTCAGCGACTTCGCGCGCAGGTCATGGAGGTGCGCGTCGACGACGCCGGCATCCTCGCATGCGCGGTTCCACATGTCCTTGACCGTCCCATAGGCGTAGGGACGTCCTCCGCGGAGCGTGCATAGCAGCGTCAGGCCGCGCACGGGGCGTGGGAGGGCCTTCGCTGCGTCGACAGCCTCGCGTAGATCCGGACTCATCCGCACCAGCACGCGCGCGCCCGTCTTGCCCTGGCGGAAGGAAATCCCGTCCTCGGACACATCCGCTATGCGAATGCGCAGCACGTCGCCGATGCGCTGGCCAGTCAGGTAAGCCAGATCCATCGCGGCCCGCAGGCTGGGGCTTCCGGCACGCCACACGGCCGCATACTCCGCGTCGGTCAGGTAGCGGCCGCGCTTGGCTTCCTTGTGGCGGCGCACGCCCACGCAGGGGTTGGAATCGACGATCTGCCACTCCACGGCCAGGGCGAACACCTGGCGCAGCAGCGACAGGCGCCGGTTGGCCATGTTCGGAATCTTGGCCCAGTGCACCTTCAGCTGGGCCACGTCGCGCGATTCCACCTGGTGCGGTTGAAAGTCGGCCAGCTCGTCTTTCAATACCTTTGCCGCCTGCCGATATTGCTTCGCCGTCGATTCCTTGACTGACCGGAGGATCTCCACCATTGCGCGGTCGATCAGCGCCGGCATCCCGCCGGTGGCCTTCTCACCCACGCGCCGGGCGTATTCTGCAAGCGCTGCGCGCAGATCGCTGCCCAGGCGGCTCCACTTGCCGCTTTTGACGTACCAATACGCGCCGTGCTTCTGATAGACGCACGGCGGCAGATGCACGTCGGACTTGCGGCGGGGTGGCATGGAGCGGGTCATAGTAGCTTCAACCTCGGGCGTTCTGGCGCTGGCGCCGTGGAGCTCCCCAGGCGCGCCTGGATGATGGCGTTGAGCACCCGTGGCCAGCCGTCGGCGCCATCCAGGTAGGGGATGCGCTGTGCGTCGAGCCAGCGCCGGATCGCGTCGGGACGTTGGCGACCCGAAAGCTCCTGCAGCTCGAGGCGGGAAAGGGTCAGGCTCACGGCTGCTCCTCGAGCATGATGCGGGCATAGACGGGGGTGCCGGGAGGCAACGCGCGCGCCTCCGCGATGACGCTGCAATGGTCGCGAGGGGAGGCGAGCGCTTTGGCGACACCGACGAATTGGTACCTCGCGCGCGGTTGCAAGAGCTCTGTCGCCTCGATTAGGTCGTCGATATTGTCCGGATTGATCGGGCGGCAGATCGGCTTGGGGCACTTCTCCCAGGGCGCGCGAGGTGACAGCTTCTGAACTTCCTGCTCGAAGCGTCCCATCAGCTGCAGCTTCGGCCGAAAAAACCCGATTCGGCGCACGTACAGCGATAGCAGCTTTCCTTCGCGGTAGATGGGGATCGGTTGGACCATGGTCATCTCCTTCCCGCGAGAAAATCGAGATCGCGCGCATGCTGGGAGGCCTGGAGCTTTTGTTTGCCACTCAATTCGAGAACGGTCGCGATCAGTTGATCCCTGGACATTTCATGGATCGGGGCCCCGTTGTAGTACCCAACGAAGGAGGCTTTCTCCCCCTCTCCCAAAACGGCTCGCACCGCAGCCTCGGCCCATGCCGCGCGTACCACTGGGTCGGGACTGGCGGAGGCCTCGGCCACGGCGGTGGTCAAGGCCTTCACCAAGCATGGGAAGGTATCGGCGCTCATGATTCGATCCTTCGAAAGGAAATGACCCAGACCCACGGGTTGGCGCCCCAACCGCGTGGCCCATTGATTGGTTCCCACAGATCGCGATACCACTGACGCGGGTCATCGCCATGCTTCATATTCGGGAATGGGCAGCCTTCTTCCATTGCATCTCCACGGCTGATCTCTTGCAGTCGCTCGACGCGCACGCCGGTGACCTCCAGCATGATGCGCGACGCCCAGCGGGGCATGTGGATGCTGGGCACGCTGCGGTCAGGAAGCGACAGATCGTTGTAGCCGTCCTCGAAGTAGCAGTGCAGCCAGTCGCGGCCCTGGGCGTTGCCCAAGCTCGGCTCGCGCGTGGCCGCGTAGTAGTGGCCGTACTCGGCGTCGTAGCGGAGACTCTCGCGCACCCACAGCCGGTCGCCGGGCGCGCCGTGGGGGCAGCGCGGCATCGTGTACTGGTTCCGGGAGATTTCGGGAGGCTCGCTACTGAACAACCGGAAACGACCTGGCTCGTATTCGCGCGAGGTGACATAGCAGCCGGGGATCGTTCCCTTGCACGCTATGCGCCGCGTCTGGGTCTTGCGGCCGTCGAGGATCGCGCGGACTTCCCAGGCCTTGAGGGGAATCGGGCGTTCGGTCATGCTGCTCTCCTGATCGCGTCGATGAGGTCGGCCGCCAGCGGCGGACAGACCGCGTTGCCCAGCAGGTGCCAGGCGGTTGCCTCGTTCGCTGGCAGGCGGTAGTCCTCGGGGAATCCCATCAGCGAGCGGCCTTCGGCGGCGGACACCATGCGCATGCGTTCGCCGTCGATCACGGCCCAGCGGGCCCGCGTCGTGAGCGTGCCGATGGGCCGCGCGAGACTTCGCCCGGTCTCGCCGCTCCCCGAGCCGTAGAACGGTGCCAGGAAGCGCGAGCCGTATGCGCGGCGACCAGCGGCGATGCGGTCCAGCGTGCGGCGGCTGCGGCCCGGCTTGTCGACTGGCGCCCAGCGTCCAGCGGCGAAGTCGATCACGTCGGCCGCGCTCCGATGCTCGCGGCGCGGCAGCTGCAGATCGACCGGGTGGTGGCTGCGCGTGGCGACGACGAACAGCCGTCGGCGATGCTGCGGCACGCCGGCGTCGGCCGCATCCAGCACCATGGGCGCCAGCGCATAGCCGAGGGCGTGCATCGCCGCGCACCACGCCGGGTACAGCGTCCAGTCGGCGAAGGCCGGAACGTTTTCGACCAGCGCGACCGCGGGCCGGTGCACCTCGGCGCAGGTGACAACAGCCCACGCCGTCGCGCGCAGCGCGTCGTGGTGCGGACGTTCCTTGCCGCGTGCCGGGGAGTGGCCCTGACAGGCCGGCGATGCCAGCAGCAGGTCATGCCGCGGGGCGTCTCGGAAATCGGCCTGCTGCAGGTCCTGGCAGGCGTGCGCGGTGGCCGCGTGGTTGGCGGCGTGCCACTCAACGGCGGTCGGCCAGTGGTTTGCTGCCCACAGCACCCGAACGTCAGCCATGACCGCGCCGGTCGAGAATCCGCCGGCGCCGGCGAAAAGGTCGATGGCGTTCATGAGTTGGCCCTCCTGTAGGCCTTCGTGAAGTCGGCCTTGACGCAATGCCCGCGCCGGCGCGCCGCGTTGGCAATCTGGGCGCGGTCGTGGTGGCTGGCCGTGGCTTGGCGCGCAAGGCCGAAGTAGCTGTTGATGGTTGGCAGCGCGTCGGCCTGGTCGACCTCAGCAATGCGCTGCAGCGCCGCGCGCAGGGTCCGGCGCCGCAGCTCGCGCCGCCAGGGCTTGATCACCTGGCCCACGAAGTCGATGCCGCGCGCCACCGGCTGCTGGATGGTCTTGCTGTCGTTCAGCCGGACGTGCAGCCGCTCCGGCAGCCAGGCGCGAATCTGGTCATGCGCCGCGCGCAGCCACTGGGGATCGCGGTGGAGCAGCACAAAGTCGTCGACATAGCGGATGTAGTGCCGCGCGCCGAGGTGGCGCTTCGCGAAGTGGTCGAGCTCGTTCAAGTAGACGTTCGCGAAGAACTGGCTGCTGAGGTTGCCGATCGGCAGCCCGAGGTGCACCGGCTGCAGTGCCAGGCGCTTATGCACAGGCACGCGCTCGAGCAGACGTGGCGCACCGCGCAGCTCGAAGTTTTCGCGCGGGTCATGCCAGAGGACCTGCAGCGCCAGGTCGAGCCACCAGCCGGCCCCGATGTGCCGTGCCAGCAGGTCCGACAACACCGCCTTGTCGATGCTGACGAAGAAGTTGGCCAGGTCGCACTTCAGGTAGGCCGCCGGGCGGCTCCAGTTCTCGGTGATGCTCCGGACCTTGGCCTCGAGGCGCTGGGCTGCGTACAGGGTGCCACGCCCCTTGATGCAGGCGCAGCTGTCGGCGATGAAGCGCGCCTCGATCGCGGGCGCCACGCGGTTGTAGAGCAGGTGATGCACGATGCGGTCGCGGAACTCCGCGGCCCAGACCTCGCGCGGCTTGGGGCGCGTGATCACGAAGCAGATCGAGCGGCCAGGGCGGTAGGCGCCCGCGCGCAGATCGGCGTCGAGCTGGCGCAGGTTGTGCTCGAGGTTGAGCTCGAAGGCCACGGCGCTTGCGCTGTTGCGCTTGGTGCGGCGGCAATCGAGGTAGGCCTGCACCAGATCGGCGAAGGCAAAGTCAGCAGCCTGGTGGCGCGCGGATGGATCTGCGGACGGCGACGGCGCGGAGCGCCGCGCTCTTGTGGTTGTTGTTCTGGTTGCCGTTGTTGAAGTTCTGGTACCAGGCGTACGAGCCACGTCGAGCTGGGAACGTCGCCCCGCCGAAGGCTGCTCGCCGATCAGCGGAGAAACTGCGCCGGACGCTGCCTGGGCAATGCCAGAGGTATCCGCGGTGCGCATGGCGGTGGCCTCGTGGGCCAGCGGCTCGACCAGATCCAAGAATCGCACAGACGTCATGGCCATGACCATCACGCAACAGGCGATGCGGACGCGCGTCGCCACCCGCGGGCCTGCTTGCCGATGCTGCCCGTCAACTCCACGATCACGGCGTATTGCTTCGTGGAGATCGCGCGCATGTCGCGCGACAGTCGGATGAGCAGCTCGGCCGTCTGCAGGCGCTCGATCAGCTTGTCGAGGTACGGGGTCTTGTCCCGCGCCACGTTGGCGCGGAAGACAAGCAACTCGATGTCGATGACCTCCTGGGAGATCTTCTCGCCCAGGGTGCGCTTGAGGTCGCGGGGCATGTTGCGCGTGCAGTCCATGACGGTGCGCAACAGGTCGTACGCGGCCTTGTAGATCGGCAGGTCCGTGTGCAGCATGCTGAGGAAAATCAAATGAAAAAGGGACTAAAGGGGCAATCTGCGGACGGCGACGGCGCGGAGCGCCGCGCTCTTGGGGAGGTGGAGCTGGAGGCCGTAGCTGAAGTACTGGTACCAGGCGTACGAGCTTTCGGACGCGTAGGTCTCGCAGGACCAGTACCAATCAGGCTGGAACAGCTCACGCAGGTTCGCGCGAAGCAGGTTCAGCTCACGCCGCGTGGGTAGTTCGCCACC